GGGCTCGCGGTGAGCCTTTGAGAGGCTCTGCGCCGTTAGCGTACTGGACTTGTCAAGCAACAGCGTAAATCTTGGGCGTGTCTTCACTTTTGTACCCCCTGTGGATAACTTCTGTGGATAACTATTTGTCTGTACTGTAGAAGCCTTTACCCTTAAAGTGTGCAGGTGCAGCTGCTATAACCTTGACCATAGGCTCATTACAGTAAGTGCATAACACTACTGGTCGATTGTTCCATCCATGATTGATCTCTTGTCTGAGAATGCATCGTGAGCATTTGTAGTCATAGGCTGGCAAATTAAGCACCTCTGTATCATGTAAGACCCACAGCCTGTGCAGCGGTCAATGTCTGCCTCTGTGGGTTCGCTATTAATGTGACCATACTTTAGTTGAAGTAGCGGTAAGAGATCACCCAATCGTATAAGCGCAGCATACTCATGCGCTTGTTCTCCCTGTGTATTGAGTCTCATGACACAAAAGCCCAATTCCCCCGAAAGAGCTGTGCGTGCCTTAGATTGTTTAAGCCATGCGAGCGGTTGAAATCCAGCGCGGGCTTTGACTTCAACATCGAACGGAACATTAACAATGTCCTTACCGCTACCCCTTCCCACACATGCGCCACTCCACACAGTCGATAGGTACTGTGCGACTACTCGCTCTGTGCGGAAGCCTCTATGTTTCCTTGCTTGACTAGTCATGCGCCATGTAACCCATAGCAACGCCACCGATAAACAGCAGCAATACTAAGAATACCAGCAGCTTCTCTTGATCATCCATTTACTGCCTTGCACTTTCTGCACTGCCATGCACCCACAACTGGCTGATCATCCTTAAACTTAATCTCAGCTACGATGTCATGCGCCTCGGTTGGCTCATTACATAACTGGCAATTGATGGTGTCATAAAGTGGCACATTCTCGATGTTAATCCACTCGCCTTTTGTTTCATCAAAATACTCTACATAGCCCATGTTAGATCCTCACCTCTTGTGGTCTCCATTTAGCATCGCTACCCATGCGATACCAAATTGTGTTGCATTTGATTTCACCTGTTCTTGTGGCATAGGCGCAAAAGTAACCGCCCCAAGCCTTGCCATTCTTTTCGCCCTCGCGCCATGTCATGTGACCATGCTGGCATGATGGTGGTTCTACAGCTTCTTGCGTGCCCATAACAGCCTCAATGGTTTCCATAGCCTTTTCAAGTGTCACCGGTGCATTCACTACCTTGTTGTATTGACCCACAGGCGTAGTCCAGTAATCCTGATGATCTTGTACAACATCTTGTACCGCTGGCTTTGCTACTTTTGTAGCAACGACCTTGCTCATTTCTTCGCGGCTTGGTCTCTTTCCTTTAGCAGCATAACCTGCATTTGCAAGAGCTCTGCCAATCGCCGAAGTCTCGCAATTCTCCAACGCTGAAGTAGCATTAACGCCTCGATCACTAATCTTTTCCTCAGCGTATCCTGTTGCCCACGCAACTGTTGCGCCAATAGCTTTATAAAGATACGCCTTAACAATGTATCGATCCTTCTCGACAACTTCCAACTCAGTTGCAATCCTAAAATCTGGATAGTCCTCGATAAACCTTTCAAGTCTCACCTCAACTGTCTCGTAATCGGCTAAATTAAACATAGAGATCATTCTCTTCGGTTGCTAGTTGTCCTGCGAGTGCGCCATAAGAGCATAGGTCGATCCATGTGTCGATCTGCTGGGCTGACTGATTAGTCCTTGCAAGTTTAACAAGCACCATGATCCCTGCGACTTGATAATCATGGATCGGTGTCTGTAAGTATGCTGAGAGGATCATCGCTGTGTGTTGCAGGTTATCCGCAGGGTGACCATACGATAAACCACGTTCGCGGATCGTGTCGGTTGCTGATAAGAGGATTTCATTAGCGCGCATCTGTTGTCACTCGCTGAAATGTCTTACCTACCACCAAGCCCTCGCGCTTGCCCTCGTTAAAGCCTTTTGCCCAGCCTACCAAGTACCACAATGCGTTCGCTGCTAGAAGTAACACAATGATTGGCATTTCAAAGCTCATAATGATGCACGTCCTGCCTTGATTGAATAAAGCATTGCTTCGATCTGTTGTCTGCGTAATCCAAGTCTTTCAGCAATAACGGACTCTGAGACACCTTCGCTATCAAGTCGCAACATCTCTATTTTTTGTTCGCGTGTCCATTTATGGCGATCAACAACTCTTTTACGTGGTTTTACTGCAACAGCGGAAGCAGTTAAAAATGTTGCTGGCTGTTTTTCCATCTTTTCCAAAAGAAGCTGTATTAACAGATCCTTATAGTCTTTTTCCATTGTATTACCCTATCTGTGCCAATGCCCTTGATTGGCTACAGACTTAGTGTGACATAACGCCACGACATTATGTGCTTAAACACATAACGAAATGATAACGATTTAGACCTAAATTTAGACCTATCTGGCTCGTCCGTAGGACTTTCCCGCCACGATGAATGTGCCATCCTTCTCGATGTGGATGAGATCCACCTGAACCTTGTTCTTGTTCACATAGATGATGGCAAAGGCTTGCTGCCAATTGGCTACACCTTTGGTGTACAAGGCTTGCTTAAAGTCCATAAGATTGCCTACTTCGACACCATGTAGAACACGCCCTATACGCCCACCAGAAGCCTCTGAGAACGCCGAACGCCCTGCTCTGTGGGTGTGACCACTAATCACATTCTTTCCATGCCTACGAGCCGCTTCTAGGGCTGATAAGCCCCCTTGTGGCTTGATGGGTGTGTGATCACCATGGACTGCGATCCAGTTAGGCGCAATAGGCATAGGGTTCTTATGGAAGGTAATGCCCAACTCATCAAACTTCATAAACTTCTCAAAGCGCAGCTCTGGCAACGCCCCGAATGCTGGGACTTTAGCCATGATGATGTTGTACAGCCGATCTGTGTGATTGCTACGGATGCAATCTGTTACGCCTAATTCCCAGAGCAGCTGAACAGCCTCGTTACGATCATCATCTAGGGTCTGGGCATAAGACCCCATGCGCCCTTCTTCCCACTTGCTTATTTGGGGTAAATCGATTTCATCGCCGATGGTGACTACTTGGTCTGGCTTAAACTTGGTAATGAAAGATGCAAGGTTGCGTGTGGCAACCCTGTCATGGTAGGGGACTTGTAAGTCCGAGACTACGACGATGCGCTTAATCGTCATCCTCATCTTCGTAATTGCCAAACTTCTCTGGCGCAATAGGATCAGGCAGAATCCACCCTGGGTAAGAATCTACAACTGAGAGCATGTAAAGAGCGTGATCTTCTGTAAATCCTGATCTACGCAAAGATCTGTAATACTCATGCAATCCGATGCAGTAAGCATCAAGCTTTGAGTAACCTTGTTCCTCAAGTGCCTTAGTTGCTTTTCTTGCCATGATTAAATTATCGCTCTAGTAAGATGTTATAAATCTCATCGACACGCTGATTAAGTCGCTTGATTTCATTCAGCAGATGAGTAATGACATAACCTGCAAGCCCACCAAAGATGCCTAGACTTGCTATGTAAAGGGTGAAAAAGTCGCTTTGTGTCACTTTTTAGGGCTCGCGTATCCGAATACCCCTGACAATACTGCCCAGAGTATTGCGCGGTAATCTGCCTCAAAGTTAGATGATGCCCAAGCTGCAAGGAACGCTCCAGCGGCTAGGTATGCAGGGTGCTTCATGTTCTTCATTATTCTCCGCCTAACATAGATACTTGATAAAAAGCCCCATCATTATCAGCTTCTTTCTTAAAGCTGAAATGAGCGTGCTTAGAGTGTTTGTTAGCCCCTGTGTACTTGCGCCATTTCCAGTTAAGGATGCCGGAGCAGATGCGTCCATCGTAAATGATGTAACTAATACGCTTGTCTGTTTTGGACTTGGATAAAAGACGAAGCTGATCGACAAGATCTCCCATGATGTCGGGCTTCCCGCCCTTGAATAGATCTTTGTCCACATCAATGGCACGAACCCAGCCTTGCTCATCTGGATTATGATCAGACTTGCGAGCAGCGTGTCGGGTATCACCGATCCAACCATCCGATGTGCGGTCACGATCTGGGAACGAGTCATCGATCTGTTCGCGTAGCTGGATAGCCGCCTTACTGAGTCTTGGCTTCACTCGGAATAATCTCCGTCAAATGTTCCACCTGCAAACCATTTGGATTTGGCACTCCGTCAATTTCCGCTTGTGTTGCTTCGCGGTCAATAACTTCGCCTGTTGCTAAATCGTGGATTCTGATAATTGGCATTAGTTACCTCCATAAAGTAGAGCAATTCCTGCTGAAAAATTGCCGCCTGTATTGGCTAATTGCAAAGATGTGATTGTTCCGTTTGAGACAAAAAACGCACCGCCGATACTTCCGCTCTGCACACTTCCGCCAAAATCTACAAAACACAAAGACCCTGTAACTGCGTGCATATTTGCTGTTTGTGAATAATTATCCCAATCAAATGTAAAAGAATTACTTTGGTCAGTTCTCAAAAGATTGGAATTAGTTGCAAAAAAACTGTTTGTTTTTACTGTCGGAACTGCACCTTGATTAAAAGTTATATATTGACTATCACTGAATCCGTTGTGTTTTAATGTAAATTGACCATTGGCTGTTGCGTTAGTCATTTGTGTTACAACTAATTTTAAGAATCTATAGGTTTGGGGAATTGACGAAAGATTTACACTTGCACCGCTTAAATTTGTTGAACTGATGAGTGTATAACCAGCAGGTGCAGCCCATTTTAACCCTGTCGCGGTGGAACTGTCGGCTACAAGAGTTTCGCCGTTGTTGCCTACTGCTAGGCGAGCAGGTGTGTCGTTTGCTGTAGCTGCGATCAGGTCACCCTTAGCATCGACAAGAGATTTAGGTGTCATTGTTGCCATTGTGGTATCAATGGCGTTGCCAAGCGTACGAATGGCAAGCGCGCCATTTTTTACAAGGTCTGTGTTGTCTGGCTCTGGCCAGCTATAAATCGGGCTTGTTGCCATTTAGTTAAGTGCTCCTGTCGCGTTGTTCCAGATAAGTGTAGCATTTGTGGTTGCCCATGTTATTGTGCTAGGCAAAACTGTGTCCCATTGTGTCGTTGAGAGGGAAAACTCTGTCGCTGAAATGTAGAGGGTAATCTCGATATAACTTGGAGTAGCCCTAAGTGCAACATTTTCCACAAAGCCATCGAATGTGCCACCCAGTAAGTTAGATGGCAGATTGCTGATCAACATAGGCTGACCGAAATAAACCCCGATAAGGCTGTCAAGCATCGCGCTAGGCATGTCTGGATTATCTAGGCGGAAGGTAATCGCACCCAATGAGGCTTTAGGTACTCGACGCAGATTAAGCTCTCTAGTGGCGATGTCGGTGATGTCTGCAAGGTTCTTGATGTTAGAGTCAAAGGAACGCTCAAAGAGTCCGTAAGAGGCTATAGAGTCCGCGTCAGAGGTACTGTAGGTCGATCCGTATCCTGTGGCGTAGCGATAGATAAGGCTGTTACGGATGCGAGCAGTTTGAGTTGTTGAGGTGATAGAGGATGGTGTTGCATACGCGCCATCAAGGAAAGTGTAGCCGTTTGCTGCAAGGGTGTTAGATCGGTGGTCTGCATCGTCATAATTAGCATCGCCATTCTTGCCTTCGCTAAGTTGCCCTAATGCGCTATTGGCTATCTGGTCTGCAAGGGTTTGAGATTTAGCCGATGCGCTAGCTGCTAATGCGATCATTGTGTAAAAACCTGAGTCAATTGTGCCAATGTAGGACTCTGCATCTGCCCATGTAACTGTTGGCGGATAGGTATCCCATGTCTCTGTGGGTGTTACCTCAGCCCAAGTCAGATTAAGCGCGTTACCTAGAATGGCTGCAATCTGCGCGCCGTCTAAGCCCTCTGCAAGGGCTGTGTTATAAACCGCTTTTGTCAGTTTAGCCAATGAGCCAATGCCTAGGATCTTGCCTGTAGTGATGTAGCCCGCTTCTTCAGGGCTTCTTACTCCTATGTTAAAGTCTGATACTTCACCGCCAAATACTGTGACATAAGTGCCAGATGAGTTTTTAAGCTCTAAAAGGATTGGCTCTGTGACATTGATGGTAAAAGGTGAGTTATCTGTATTGACGATCTCAACTTGACAATACCCAGCAGTGGCCTGACGATCAATGTCTAAACGACCAGAGGCAAAAGAGACAGAGGTAACAGTCGTATAGACATCATCACCGACTGTAACTCGCCATTCTGGAAGCCATGTCATTAGTAAGTGCCACCTCGTAGAGTGCCACGCTGTATTGCATCGATAAGCACTTGATCAATAGCCTCAGCAATAGCGTTAGGATCGCCCACGCCTGTGTTAACAATGATGGTGTTACCTGTTGAGCCGCCTCTGTTCATGTTAGGGCTGTAACCGCCTAAATCTCCTATTGTCTTTTGATAGTCAATAAGGTCTAGGAAATCTGCATAATTTTTTTGTTCTGTTAATAAGGCAAAGGCATCTGCTCGAGCTGCTGCCGCATCTGCGTATTCAAGGATTGCTTCTATTGAGCCGCCTGTTGTATCGATTGGAGCAATAAAGTCTCCAATTGGTATGCCAGAACCTAAATCTGTGTTTCTAGGTATTTTGTTTGTTGCAGTTGGAGAACCACCTGCTGCGCCACCTGCTGCACCCATACCAGCCAACAAAGCAAGCATTTCGCGAATCTTACGAAGTGCCTCATCTAGGTTATCTTGGTTAATTAAATCTTTAGGCTTTAGACCATTGAGAATTGTCTCAATAGCCTTCATCTGTGTGTTCTGACCAGTTAGCGCATTGAGCACACCAAGATCAGCATTAAGTTTCTTAGTAGCTGCTTCAATGGCTGCTGCATCCTTAGAAGCAATAGCATCTTCAAGGACAAGGATTGACTTCTTAACATTTAGGCGTGCTGTGTCATTGGCAATCTGCAATACCTGTGATGCGCTTGTTGCCTTGCCTAGTTGCTCAGCCTGATTGGTAAGAGCTGCTGCGATCTGGATCTTGTCCATGTCAAAGACATCCTGACCCTTGTTAAGGGCAAGGTTAGCCTTGTCAATTGCTGCCTGTAACTTCTTTTGACTAAGAGTCTGCTTTTCGATTGCTAATTGCTTAGTCTTTAATGCCAGCAATTCTTTATTACGCTTAATCGCTGCTGCTTCCATAGCCTTTAGAGCTTCTTGTTGCTTTTGCTGGCTAAGAGTCAGTTTAGGTGTTGGAGTGACTGATCCTAAATTGACGCCACCTTGAACACCAGCAAAACCTTGAAAGATGTTTTTAGGTAGGTTCTTTAATGTTCTAAAGACATTGGTCAAACCACCTAAGGCTGTGCCTGTGGCTATTGTAATTCCAGAGATTGCCTTAGCAATTCCCTCGATGGCTATCTGTGCATCGCTGGCTCCTGTACCACCGCCAATGCGTGCGAACGCTTCTACTAATCCCTCACCAATAATCTCGGATGCGTTGCCTGTAGCAATAGCTAGAACATCCATCTTGTAAGATGTAGTGGTTAAGTAATCCTCTGCTGCTCCCGCTGATCGTGTAAGCAATACACCTAAAATCTCTGAGAATGATTTAGTGTTTAATTCTGATCTTGTAAGACCTGTATTGTATTTAGCAAGTCCTTTTGTTATACCTACATAACCCTTAGCCAGATCCTCGCTAACTGTAGCTAGATCAACACCAGACGCGCGGCTGATCGTAATTGCATTGTTAAGCAATTCCTGAGACTTTGTAAGTGAGCCAGTCGTGGTCAATAATGATTGGAAAGCAGGGCGTAAAATGTCATCGGCAATTGCGGCAGACTTTTCTAACTTGCCTATGTAATCAGCGATTGCAGGATTAGCAAAGCCAATACCTAAGTTAGTAACTGCTCTGTTAAGTCGTACTGCTGCGGCTTCATCTTGTGCAAACGCTTTTACCGCTGCTTTGCCGTAAGCAGTAATGGCAGCAGCTCCATAGGCAATACCTGCCGCACCTGCTAATTTCTTAGTAGTGTTGGCTAACTTGCCAAGTGCAGTCTCGGCTTGCTTAAATCCTTTGGCATCAAACTTAGATGCGATGTTAATGACTTCGAGAAAGTTCACGCTGCTCTCCTTAAAGCCCCAGATTTAGATCGCTTATACAATTCAATTTCTGCTGTACTAATAGCCTTGTTAATGATGCCTTCAGCTCTTCCCTTGTCAAGGTTCCATGCCTTAAAGATTAAACGACCACGACCTTTGAGACTGCCGCTAAGTTCAGGCATCGCTGCAATAAATTGCTCACCCGCCTTAGGGTTGCGTGAATGTGAGTACTTTTTACCTGCTGGACCATTAGGACCGACCCACGGCTGACCTTGTGCGCCATTACGACCAGCAGACTCATAGATCGCACCTGCGCGAGAGTTATTAAATACAGAAGCCATAGAGCTAAAACCTCTGGCATTTGGCTTTGTTACGGCTGTGCTATAGCCAATCTTGCTTTTAATAACATTAGCATTGTAAGTAGGGAAAGATCCTTCATTAAATGATCTAGGAGCCCAACCGCTTAAAGGATATTGAGAAGGAACAAAACCCCTAGCTGCTTTAGCAACTGGGGCAAGTCCTCGCTTCATTTCAACCTTCAGAGACTTTTCTAAATCAGGAGCGAAGCGGCGTAATGCTTTGCGAAGGTCAGCGTTTCCTCTTAACTCTATTTGCATCGCTCACCTCTTTCGCTTCATCCTTTAGCCCTTGCACAAGTGCATCGAGCATTGTTTTATCTAGATCCAATAACTGCTGTGGCGAGATCCCCAACCTAATGCTCAACCGAGCAATAAGGTAAGTGAATGGAAGATCCCGCTTTAGGCTAAAGGGTCAGAGTCAAGCACCTCGACACTTTTAAGTGTCTCGATGAACTCCATCCCGAAAGGCTTAACAGTTTCACCTGACCTGCGAACAATCTCATGAGCAAGGAGGTAGACATGTGACTGCTGCTCCAAATCTCTGAACGCCTTATGAAACCCCATCTTCGTCTGCTGCTCAAAAAAGTATTCAACAGCAGGCGTAATCTCGCCCTCGATAACGCTTCCATCTGTACGCACGATCTTTAGTTTTGCCATGAGTTTGCCCCTTTGTTAGTTTTTTAGAATGTGCCTGTTGTTGCTACTGCAACAGTTGAGTTAGCAGTAAAGGTGATCGATTGTACTCCGATGTCACTTACGCTGCCGTTGATGTCGGTAGTGTTGTTAATCAACAAAGACACAGTATAGAGAGGGTTGGTTGCTGAAACTGCTGTTCCCTTTGTCTGTAGGAATACAGCGGTTACTGTTGTTCCCCATGCAGCCTGTAGTGTCTGCAATACATTAGCTGTTGCTGTGTCGTTTAGGAAGTCAATTGTCACAGATGATGACTCTAGACCCTTAACAAACTTGTGTGCTGAGTCACCCATAGCGGTTACTTCTAGCTCATCGAATGCGCGGTTGATTGTTACTGCTGTTACATGGTCTGAAAGATCGACTGAGTTAATCTTCACACCTACATTGTTATTTAGAAATACAGCCATGAGATTATTCCTCGTCCTTCTTAGTAGTTGCTGGCTTTGGTGCTGTTGGTGCTACCTGCCCGATTTTGATCAGGAAGGCTTCGTTTTCTTTTTCCCACTCGGACATAATTAACTCCAACTCGTTAGGATTGATACTGACATCTCGCAGCTGAGCAAGTCTCCCGACGCAGCATTGAGAACGCTTGGTGCGCTAATTGCGCCTACATTATAAGTCAAAGATGATGCTGCGAGCAGAGCGAACACGCTACAAACAGTATCTTCGATGCCGTTGAGGTTTCCCTCATTGTCAAACAAAGGCACAGTCATCACGATCTTAAAATTAGCCATAGGGCTGATATTGATGTGCTGATTGTTAGATGGTGTCAGGTAAGGATCATCTGGAGACACGATCACAGAGTTAGCAAGTACTGTTGCAGGTGGGAAGGCGAAAGTCTGCCATTTAGCGTTATTGACTAGGGCAGTCGCTAAAGTGGTGCGAAGTGTGGTGATGGCAACTGGAGGCATTAGCCCACCATAGAACGCGGATCAAGTGCGTGAGCGATCAATCCTCGCACCTTAGCGAGAAGCTGTGCGCTCATTCGGTAAGGGCTTGGCTGGAAATCTACCAAGTTACTGCCCGAAAGGGTTGCAGTACGAGCTTGCCAGATTTCGACAGATACCATTAAAGCTGCTTGCTGGATCGCCATGTCTGCTGTCCAGTCAGTCGATGGAGCAATTGTTACTGTGCCATAAGGATTTACATTGTGGCGTGGTTGTGCCGCTGGAGTGCCGGTAATGTTATAAGAGATTGAATAATCGCCAACCTCTGTGATTGTCTTTGATCCGTTGTAATGTGCTTGATTGTTATTGATTACAACTGTTTGACCGACATAAAAAATGTCCTTGACAGGCACATCAAAATAAAGAGTTCCTACTGTGGTTGTGTTGCTATGTGCAACATTGAAATAAACATCTGCCCATAACATTGGAAGTAGGACTGCATCTGTAGCGTCACATACTTCTTGAAGGGTTGCATCTGGATACAAGGTACCGACTCCGAGTGTTGCGCGGAGTTCTGCGACTGTTGTGAGTGCCATGATGATCCTTTCTAAAGACTCTGAGGGGTAGAGGGCTACTACCCCTCAGAGCGACTTAGTGTGGCTTACGCCTTGTTGTTCTTGAACGCACCAGCTCCGACCTTAGTAGCGATTGCTCCAAAGCCGTAGTAGCCGATTGTTACAGAACCTGCTGCAGTAGATTCTGCGCGTAGGCGGTATGTTGGTGACTCGTACCATGTGTACGCGTCTGGGTTTACGATAAGTAATGATCCATCCTTATCTGTGTTATTTGCTGTAGCAACATTTGCAGTTACATAAAGATCGAGACCTGCAACGCGTCCGCGTAGAGCAGATGGTGTTGCTGAACCTGGTTGATTCATTGGGTTTGTAACTTCGTTGTAAATTGGACGACCATTGTCATTTAATGACATTAGGTTTGACCATTGTGATGTATTAGCGATGATGTTGCGAGCGAATGGATTTGGAAGTCCTGCTGTTGCATCATAAACAGATGCAGCACCGCGAGCGATGATTCCAAGCAACTCTGCTGCTGTTGGGTATGTGGCAACTGTTGTGCTGTCTAGTGTTGCACCTGCAACAAGTGCTGCGTGTACTGCTGTATCTGTTGCCTTTGCGTAAGCTGCTGCCATGTTGCGGACTAGCTCATCAAAGAATGCTGGAGATGTACGATCTAGCAACTCAACAGAGAATGTCTGCTGTCCTGCATACTTCTTAACATCTACTGACAAGAATGATGAGTTCTGGTCTGTGTCTGAGAATGCTGCGTTCTCTGCTGTTTGTGCAACTGTTGGCATCTGTGTGATCTTTGGGATCTCAAATGTCATACCTGCATCAGGAAGCACTCCGCGTGAGATTGCTTCAATTGATGGGCGGATTGTTGTGCCTAGTGGGTTGATGATTTCTGACAACTGACGTGTTGGCACGAGACCTGCGTTGTCTGTTGTGTCATCTGCTGCGCGTAGGTATTGACGAGCTGACTCATCTCCTAATGCTGCGCGGATTGTGTTTTCTGCATACTTAGCCGCTGTGATCTCGATGCGTGGCTTTGTGTAGTACGCTGCTGAAACAGTTGGACGAGCAGCTTCAACCGCTGGAGCCTCAACTGGTGTTGCTTCGACTGCTGGAGTGGTTTCTTCCACGATTGCTGTCTCGCTTTCTGTTGGTTGGATTGTTTCTTCAACAGCAGATTCTTCTGCTGCAATTTCAGTAACCTGAGCAGACTTAAATGCTGGCTCTGTTACTAAACTTACTTCGACCAAGCGAGCAGCGGATACATGGATCACGCCATCCTTGATCTTTGACTTTAGGACTTCTGCACCGATTGACAGACCACTCTGTAATCCTTCTTCTGCAAGGATAAGAGCCTCTGTGCCGCGCTGTGAGCGACTGATAGAAAAGACTGCATGAATAGCATCTTCTGACTCGCTAAATGTAACTCCGCGTCCAAGAGGCTTCTTGATGTCATGCTGATTGAGCAACTTGATTGACTTAGGATCTGGGATCTCAATTGATCCAGACTCAAAAATGACTTTACCCATGTTGGTTGATCCTGCTTCAACATTGAGAGGCACGATCTTTCCTGAGATTGTGCGGCTTGCTGAGTCTGCTGTCAGATCAGCTGAGAAGGTGATTATTTGGTTCATGCCATACCATTGTTTCCATTAGGTGTTAGGTCTGTCATCTCCATCGCTTGCTCTGGAGTGATTAGGTTAAGTGTCAGTAACTTTTCAATTACTGCTAACTCTTGAAGTGGATCTGTGCGTAAGAAGTTATGATCGATGTCAAACTTCACTACATTTCCACGAGCTGTAATGTCATCCATTGACAAACGATCTTCAATCGCTGTAATAAATGGCTGTAAAGATAATGTTAGAAATTGCTTGCGTTCATCCTGAACATTGGCATAAGTCATTGAGTTATTAGAATCTGCTGAAACATAATAAGCAGGGACATTACACAAACGAGCGCACTCTGTTGATAGATTGAAAATTGCTTCGCCATACATCATGTCTCTAGGCGAAAACGATACTGGGTTGTATTCCAAAGTCGATGTTAGGTATGCAGTTGCTCGGTTTTGACGAGCATTCTTCCATGAAGCAAGCAAACCCTGTACTTCTTTAGGATCTAGGTCTGCGCCGGTGTTTTTGATGTAGCCTGATGCCATTGGAGTAGATGCTGCAATTGCAGCTGCCTTTTGAACATCAATAGCAGCGCGAATTGTCTGAACACCAGTATTGAGAATGCCATCGCCTAATGATTGGAATGTAATCAGAGATCCCAAGCCATCCATCGGTAATGTTGTGCCATCGACTGCATAAGATTTAACAAAAGTATTTGTAGAATCTAATGTTGCAGTTACTCGATCATTAGCAACCCACTCAAAGCGAGATGGTCTGCCATCTTCTGCATAAACTTCAACGACTTTCCAGAATGCTTGACCATAAAACAAAAGTGAATCGACAGTCCACGCAATTGTTACTGATCGTGGTTGTGAGTATGAAGGTTGCTCTAACCATGCAGGTGAGCCTAATTCTTCATTAGTAGATTTCTTATACAGCTCTAAAGGAATCGCGCCAATAGTGCCAGCAAGTAAATTGCGGCATCGTTGTAATGCTGGAACAGACATAGCCTCATTACGACTTACAAAGGCATACTGGAAAGGCATCGCATAAGGTGAGTATTCACCCAATACCTGAGGTGCGGACTGAGCTTGTAATTGTGGCTTAGCTTCAAGCCCAAATGCCTGCAAGATTTTACCCATAGACAGAAAGTGTAGCATTTGTCAAGTAATTAGACAATCTGCTAGGGCGTGTCTAAGTATAAATCTGAGGCTTAGGCTGAGGAATCATCAATTTAGAAACTACCATCGCCAAACCAATAGGGGCTGAGATGTCTCCAGCTGACTTGCGCTTAATGATGCGCCACGCGCTGTCATTGACTTTAGCTGCACAGTTATTCATCTGCTGAATTAACTCTGCCTGACCATTATGGATAACTCGATGATTGACCAAGCCTTCTAGTAGATCGCCACAGGCTTTGTAAAACTGCTGCCCTGAAACATCTTCTGTCATAACTCCAGCATTGGCTAGGCGATCTGCAATTGTCTGGGTTGCGTATTTGTCAAAGCACACAAGGCGCGGCTTATAGATGTCACACCATGCTTTTATACTTGCCGCCATCTTTAGCTCATCAATAGCAACCTGAGAGCTGTAAGTCTCCAAAATCCCGATGCCAATCCGTCCATCTGGCAGTAATTGTCCTGCGACTAATGATCCGTTGCGTCTAGACGGACTGACATCGAAACCAAATACAGTATAAGCCCCAACAGCCATTTCTAGGGTTGAATCGCTGGTCTCTTCAAGGATGCCATGCGGCCACGGACTGCTTAATGAGTCGATCCATTGACAAAGAGTTTCAGTACGCGTGTTTTCAATCGGCGAAGTAGCAATCGCTTCTTCAATCGCTTCCTCTGTGATGGTGTATCCCAAAGAGGGGTTAGCCAAAGCCCATGCATTTCTATCAGTTATCTTGCAGTATTGAGGGGCTGAGTATTCATAAAATCCAAAAGACTTAGGCGGGTAGTCGATAGCTCTTTCTCGTAAGTCGTTGAGTACAACGCTGAAAGCGTCTCCTGCATTAGAGGTAAGAAGCGTCTGAGAGTTTGAGTGAGCTCTAGTTGTAGGAGTTGCAGCTCTAAATCCATCTTCTGTGATCTCTCGGATTTCATCGATGTAGAGCAATCCATTGACGCTTCGACCGCGAGAGCCGTCTCTAGTTGCTGCCACAACATCAAGCCTTGCTCCAGATAGCATCTCAATTGACTCTGTGCCGTTTGCGTGTCTGATCTGTTTAACGAATCCTTTGAGGTGGTCATTTGTCTCCAATAGGTTAGTGATCTGTCTAAAGGTGTCCAGAGCCATAGACCTGTTAGAGGACATGATCAGGACATTGGTATTCCATTTAATCAGATGAGCCAGTATTAGCATACGCGCTAAATGCGTTTTGCCGTTTTGTCTGGCAACCAAAATAAGGTTTGTCTTGCGAATCCACATGCCTTTTTTGTCCACAGTCAACATGTCTTTGAGGACAAACTCTTGCCAGGGCAATAAAGGGATCTTGACTATTTCACAAAGATCCTTGACATCTTGCAGCTTGTTTTTGCCTTTGAGAAGTGGACTGTGAAGCCTCGGTTTAGTTGCCCCTCGTAAAGCTTTGGACTTCTTGGTTTGTTTTGTCATTGACTCGGATCAGGTCGGGTCTTAAACGGACTGTCCAGCATCGTCTCGGACTGCATCGGGGACGGATGGGCAGGAAAGACAGGGGGGGTAGCCGCTCGTGCAGGCGGAAGCGGTTGCCGCTGGCGGCTCGAAAGATCGACTCGTTCGTGAGGCCGTTGTG